CCGGGGCTGAAAGGGAAAGCGCAGACGAATATTATACGCGATACCTTGAAGATATAGAAAACCCAGATACGGGCGGTAACGTCAACGATTACAAACGCTGGGTATTAAACGACTTCCCGGCTGAAACGGGTATAGTCATTCAAAAGGTTATTGTAGAGCCGAGATATAAGGGTAACGGTACTGTACGTATCGTGGCAATAGGCGGCGACTACAGCGTATTGTCTACGGACGAAATAGCGGCGTTACAGAAGTTTTTAGACCCTACGGGTTTACAAGGGTTAGGCTACGGTAAAGCACCTTGCGGCGCTACTGTAGACGTGTTTACTGGCGAAAAGAAATACATAGATATTACCGCCAGCGTAGACTATGTACCTAACGCAGACCACGCCGCCGTACTTGAAGCGTTTAAGTCTGCTGTAGTGGACTACATAAAGTCGCGTATATTTGAGGTTGACCCTACAACGAAACAGCTATATCCGATAGGCTATAACAAAATCGCGTCTATTTTGGGTAGTACGGAAGGTGTAGACAATTTCCACGATTTAAAGGTAAACAACGGCACTGTAGACGTAGAGTTAGAATTT